GGGTCTGTGCCCTGAAGGTCAGCCGTAGCGGCGATGCGCCGAACTTCAGCAGCAATGGTAGCGTCTTTCAGGATGGGGGTGCGGTCTTCCAGAAGTTTCCATGTCTGGTCTTCTGCAACCTTCCGCTGGGCTAGTCGAGCAACTTCGGCAGCCCGGGAAGCCGCTGTACGGTCTGCCTCAATCTTTTTGAGGGTTTCGCTGGCATTGGTTTCCATCTGGGTCTTGACAGCAAAGACGTGGTCAAAGTCTTCCGCGGCCTTGTAGAGACGCAGGCGGTCAGGCTCAAGCATCGGCTCGGCAAGAGCCGCCAGTTTTTTGACACGAATTTTGGGATCATTTTCCACCACAGCGTCAAACAGCTTATCCGAGTCAAGCTCATAGGTAGATCCCAGCGTTGAGACCATATTCCGAAGGGCGTTGACGGGAGCCACGACAGCATCTTGATACTCCTGAGTAGCTTCCAGTCGAGAAACTGAAAGCTCCCCCTCATACTTGGAAAGGCGCTCTTTGGCAGAGGCCAGCTCTTGTTCCAAGGTCGAAAGTTCAGCTGGCTTGGCCGTAGCACGGAGTTCCTCCAGCTCTTTTTGGGCAGCTGTATGGGCAGCCTTGGCTTCTTTAAGCTGCTTGCGAAGCGTGCCCCAAGCAACTTTACCTTTGTCAGTCAACCCAGTGGGAGTTGGGTCGTCTTCTCCGGCAGCGGGGTCTGCCGCAGCAGCGGCGGCAGGAGCGGGGTCAGAAGGGTCTGGGGTTTCAGCAGGGGCAGGATCGGCTGCCGCAGGTTCAGGAGCTTGACCAAAGAGGGCGTCGAGCCGTCCAAGCATAGGGACAGACTCACTGCTGCTCAACGAAGGGGCGGCAGGGGCTTCAGTGGCGGGGGCGGTAGAGGCAGGGGCTTCGGTAGCGGGGGCGGCGGTAGGGTCCATAGGGTATCAGGTAGGTTAGTAGGTTACTTTTTAGCGCGAGGTTTTCTAGTGCTCGAAGGCTTAGACTTTTCAATAGGGGCGGGGCTAAAATCAGTTTTGGTCACCCAGTCCCACGAAGGCGTCTGGTTGATCTCACGCGCACGCTCCAGTTTGGCAAGATGATCTGGATTGAGGTTCACCAAATTCCTCATAGCAACCAAGCAAGCTTGGAAACCAGCATTGAACTGGTGGTCGTTTGCCAGCTGCGTGGGGGTTGTTTCGGGTGTTGCACGCTGCAACACCGTCATTTGGCGGAGAACTGTCAAGGCGTCAGTTCCGCATGAGGAGTTAAGGAACTCCTGAAGAGTGGCGGCATGGGTCGGATGCCGTGTCCATTTGATGATGTCCATTTGATGTTAGGGAAGGATTCCGAGGCGGGCCTGCTTGGCCCGGGCATCGGCATCCACAAGCATGCGCTTTTGGTTAGCTTCTGCAACCTGCAAACGCAATTTCAACTCATGTTTTTCCTGCTCCATTTTCAGCTGGAGGTTGTGCTCCGCAAGCTTTTTCTCCATTTCAGGAGAGAGTCCCGTCGGTTGGTTGGCTTCTGCAACCCCCTGTTCGGCTTGCAGCTTCTGAAGCTTCCGCAGTTTTTCCTGTCCGTTGTAGATGAACTCACCATACTGCTGGAGCTGTTGGCGGAAACCAGCAACAGCCTGTGTGATTGCTGGGTCAGCGCCTCCCATGACAACATGTTGGGTCGCGTGAGCGTGGACACGGAACATGGGTTCCACTACCTGCACAATATCTACTGCGCCGGACTCGATCTGGTTGGCGGTTTGAGCAAGCCATTCCATGTGCCTCCGCAGATGCGGGATATGAGCCTCGTTGGAGAGTGCGTCCACTGGCGTGCCAGCCACAAGTGCAGCGTTTTCGAGCACAGCCAGCTTATCGTCAACCGTGGTGCGGCTCTCGCTATTCGGAGCTACGTAGCGGTCCACAAGGTCGTAGCCGACAAGGTTTGCCACGCGGTCACGCTGGAGGTTTTTGCGGCCAACGTCATCAAGCGCTGGAGCTTCTTGAGCAAGGCGGTCCAAAATCATCTGACGAGCCTCCGCAGAACCCCCGCCGACAGCACGGACAACAGTGCAACGATCGAAGTCAATCATATCAAGAGCCTTGGTCGGCACCTTGGTCTGACGTAGGCGTTCCCGCATGTCCCACACATAAGTCCCTCCGGGCATGTTCTGACCATAGTTCGGGGCAAAAACACGGCGAAGGACTTCTCTTAGGTGAGTCTGCCATGGCTCATAGAAAAGATTCAGTGCCGTAATAGAGAGTTTGCTGGCTCGGGCAACATAAGCCTCAACCTCAAAGCGGGAGCGTTCTTTTTCATCGGCAAAGAGTCCAACTGAGGAATACCCTCCGGTCTTGCCTTGAAGGCGGGAAGACATTTCCCGAATGACGGGCATAGCCGACCTCTGAAGATCGGGCATAGGGCGCTCAACTACTTTGTTGCCCGGGGGCAGGACGGCAAATGGACCATAGTAGGTGAGGGCCAAGTCATTCAGAGCTTGCTCATCCACCGGTTGGACCAGCAAAGAACTTCCAAGCATTGCTGCATCCACCGTAGTGTTGAGCATGCGGTTGGAAGTCTGAATGTGTGGATAGATTTTGTAGCCCAGTCCCCGAACAGAGTGGTAGTACCCATTGGACCCAATGCCGTAGGGGTAGATGGTGAACGGGGTGCGGCCTTCCCCGTAACGCTCACGCTTGGCAAAGAGGAACTTACTGACGCTGCCGGAGTCCTCAAAAATATACTGAGACCACTTCTGTGAGTGTTCTCTCACCCACAAAATAGCTAAGCGGATATTGGAACACTCCGGCATGGTATCAATCCGCAGGTCATTGTTTTTGAATGCCTCCTGCAAATCTTCCCAAGAACGGGTGTCCACTTTTGAGTCAGCCATTCCATTCTTAGCTCGATCTAGCAAAAGAGCCTTCACAGCCGGAACATCCCAGCCCATGGCTTTGGCAGCTGGCTCATTGGAGATGTAACGGTAAAGCTCGGAGGCCGAGTAATTCTTCACGACACCCGCAACATCAAGCGCCCCGGGGTCTGCCTTAGTCATACGCGGAATGAAGAAATCCCCAAACTTAGCGGCTTCCCATCGCCAATCTACGGGGTCAGCATGGTAGCAAACAGACAAGCCGTTAGCTACGAAGTGATGACAGCTGTAAAGGAAGCGGCTAAAGAAGCTCTTCCACTGGCGCAGCAGGTTAGAGAACTCGGTCGTCAAGTGGTGCTCATACCGAATTTGCTCATCCTCTGGGAAAGAGCCATGCTTTAGTCGAATACGCATGAAGTGCTCTGTGGAGGTGAATAAGTCCACATACCCACTCATGGAAAATTCCAGCAATGCCCCGCCCTCATCGAAGTTAAGGTTGCTTCGGTCCCCTTGCCCCGTCTCGTTCAGGTCGCTTTGGTTGTAAGGGGGAGCCCCGTCAAACATTGCCTGCACCAAGGCACGCTTTTGGTTGGAGACTTCATCATCCCGGCGCATCTGATCAAAGATTGCCCATGCAGACGGGGCATCTTTGACGCGACAAGGAGTGTTATCCGCAGACTTGCGCCCAGCAGATTTAGTCAGAGAGGGGAGGGAGGAGAGTTCCTTTATCGCGTTTTTCATTCTGGGGGAGAAGATTCAGGAGACGAGTCAGAAGTCAACAACTTCAACTCAGGGGCTGCCCGTTGAGGTTGGAAAAAGTAATCTTTCACAGAGAAAGGGCCTTGGAACCTTTGAATAGCCCGTACGACACGCTGGCAACTTTTGTGGTTCAAAGAGGGCAGAAGCTCACCGGGAAAGTCAGCAAGGGTGTGGTGGATTACGGAATCTCTCACCTGTGGGTCCTCTGGCGAGTAGCCATAAAGCTTGGACACAACTGCCCGAGCTGCGTCCAACGTAGGAAACCGGAGCGGTTCTCGGGGATTATGGGGGTCAGGGTGGCTCCAACCTGCTGAGTAACCACGAGGCCAATGGACGCGGAGAAGGGCGTCGGGGATGGGCGAAATGACCCACGTTCCCTGAGTCACGTCTTCGGGCTGCGGCAGAAAGGTCCGCCCGCCAAAGGAAGGAAAGACATACTGGCGAGGGTGCAGCATGGTCTGTGTCAAAAGAGAAACTTCGAGCACAGTGGGGATTCCCACCCCGTCAGCAAGAGCCGCCACTGCACACTGATTGGCTACCAAGAGCTGGCTGCAAGCGAGCAACTGAGCGACAGCTACTAAGTCAGAAGAGTCCAGCCACTGAAACGTCGCCTTGGGAAACTTGCGAGAAAACCCTTCACGCTCAGCTGCTGTTCCACAAAAAGTCAGCGGGGTGCTAGAGTAATGTTCCAACACTCGCTCCCACGGAAAGAACTCGTTGTGCTCAAACAAAGATCGAGCCAATACTACTCCTGACCGAGAAGAGCTCATCCCCGGCAACCATTGCCGTGGAAGGTCGGAAGGCTTTACCCCGCACCACAGAGCGTGGGCGTGCTTATACCCAACTGAAGAGATAGACCCCGGGTCAGGGGTCGCCCGCAAATCCGCAGCGGTTTCTGTGGTGGTAGCCACAAACTCGATGTGGTCTCGGAAAAACTGAACAGCAAATTTCCGAAAAGGCTGTGCCCACTTCAGGGCAAACTCTCCACCCGCAGCAAACGCCAGACGATGTGGGCTGTCCGGCAACCGAAGAAGCGTTGGGAGAAAGAGCAAGACTTCGGGCAGGGAGCGGGCCGCGTGGTGGATGATCATGACCAGTTAAAATAGTTGCCAGACCTCGCTGTCATGGACAGTCGGGCAGCTGTGCGCCGGAAAGAAGAGGAAGCTTGAGCTGAGAGGGAAGCTGAAGCAGCCGAAGACTTACGCCGAACTTTCTCCGCGGAAGAAAAGCCCAATCGGGTGCGGGCCAATTCTACCATGATGAAAGCCGCGTCGGCATTGTCCGGGCTTTCGTTGGTCCGGTTTTTCATTTCGACTTTGGGTTCAACCGCCAGCAACAGCTTGCGCCCCTTGACCGTCGAATACTTGCGGTTGCACATTTCGGTGATGGTGGTTGGGTCAAGCCCACGGAGTTGCCCAGCCCGAAGGAGCTCCTTGCCGCTGAACCAAAGTTCGGTGACACGGTCATAATAGCGGTCAGAAGCTGGGACATCCTGCTCAGAAGAACTGACTGGCCGGTCAGAGGCAGCTCCAGCAAAGTTGACGCGGAGGATCTCTGGCGACCACATGACGGCAAGAATGTCAGCAAAAGGAGCCCCCGGGCCTGTGGAGTCCAAGGCGAAGTTGCGAGGGTGAATGCCGCGCTCAGTGCAGTGCTCTTTGATCTTTTTGCAGATTTGGTAGGAGTGCGGAGTGGTCATGTCTGTCACGTCCCCGGTAAGCATCACGGCGTCTCCAAGTTCCAGCACTTTGCGCCCCTCCACAGAGGCCCCAACGGTGCCGAAACGAAGCAAACAACGGTCGCCGCCAAACGTGAACGAAGCGTCAAGGCTTGCCACCAAAGTCTTGGCCGCGTCAGGAGCCCACTCAGCTTTGAGTTGGCCGCCGAACTTTTCGATGTCAGCCTCAGAATAGACGGCATCCGACTCCCCGGAAGGACACCAGAAGCCTTTCATCATTCGGTAATAAGCAGGGGACTTCTCACCCAGCAACTTGGCTTGCTCCAGCTTGGCTTTGGTCACCAAGAACGGATAAGTGTCCACGCCAGAGAGGATGTTGGGTGACCGCTCCCCATCGAAACGAATGAAGAACCCTCGCTTGGTCTTCCAGCGGTAGAACGACTCGTTGACCGACTGCCACCCATCCGCAGGCTCACAGAAAAGCCCAAAGGGGTCGTAGTGGGAGTTGGGGTTGCCAATACCAATCATGCGAAACTCTTCGTTCTGAGCAAGGTTAGAATAGGCGGTGGTGAGCACGGACTCAGCAAGTTCAGGAAGCTCATCAGCCACGAGACGCAAACGTGGGGCTTTATACCCGAGGAACTTGTTGGTGGCTTCCTTACCTTTCTTCTTGTCGCAAGCAATCAGGGACAACCCAAACTTGTCGGACTGGAGCCCATTGGCGTCGAAGCGAACAACCCCTTGAGAAGATACCAGCTTGCCGGGCATACCATGCACAGCTTGAAAGTAGTCTTCCACAGTGGACCAGATACGGTTACGAGAGTCCTTCAGAGACGTAGAAGTGTAGATGACCTTGGTCGCATGCGGGGCGCACAGCCATTCCACAATGCCCCAAACAGCAA